TTGATGGATAAGAAGAACTTTGAATACTTCTAATATCAAATCCTGCTTCTCCAGTATTAACAGTATAGTTAGAACTTGTTCCCCACTGGCCTGATAATTTTAAGTTTTTAAAGACACTGTCTTTGATACTCGTTAGTTCGAAAACGTTCTTTTGTATCGTTATAGCAGTACCGTCTAGATCAACTAAACTGTGTTTAAATGTAAACCCATCAACAACAACACCTCGTGTTTGTTTTAGTTGACTGTTTTCAAAAAGAGTAGTTGTATCATAAACCATTACATCAGTACCAGGATTAAAAGCACTAGCACTTGTAACGTTTGTAAAAATTGGATTGTTTGAGCATTGGATTATTTCTGTGCCATCCATTCCTGCACCGTATAGTTTAGCAAAAGGAGGAAGTTTCAAACTGTTTGTAATTTTATACGAGCCTGCACCAAAATGTAATTCAACTCTGCTTTCAGCATTTACTTTATCTGAGTTTAAAAACAGTTGATCTATTGCACGTTGTATTGCTACTGTGTCGTCAGTTGTATTGTCGCCCTTTGCTCCAAAGTCTGCAACATATACAATGTCATCCATCTTACTTTGTAGTGTACGTTTAATTGGAGAGTTATCAGTAGCACCTGTTTGTATTAATGCATCGTCTGTTTTGTATGTATACTGTTCTGCAAAACTAAACAAGTTAGTATGTTCAGTTAAAATCTCTGTATTACCTACGCTAGGTGCACCTTCAGCAACTGAACCGTTACCAATGTAAAGCTCTTGCGAGTCCACAGCCCAACCCATTTCACCGCTTGCTAATTGCGGTAAACCCGATCCGGAATTTTTCTTACCTCTTCTAAGTTGTATACGACTGATTTGGACTACGGCCATGTTATAATCTCCAATATGTTCTTATACATATTTATCTGTTAGACATAGTTACTGTTGTTTCTCGTAGTACTGATATACCCTATTATACCATTCTTCGCGCCATTCGTCGTATTCATGTGGCCAAAGATCAAACTGTTGATAAGTTTCACCGCCTAATTCCATACTATGATCGCCTCGACTACACATAAACACATGTCCTTCACGTATATTAGTTCCGTAAATTTCGTTATGTGCTTCTGCGTATGCAACCATTTGCAAATAGTAATCAACTACCCATTCTTGCTTCTTAGGTTTATTTGTTTGTTTGAAATCCATAATACAAGGATTTCCTTTGTATTGTCCTACAAGGTCAGTTGTACCTGCATACATCTGTGGCATATATAAATTAACTTCACTACCCCATATTTCATCTACATCTCCCATGGCTTTATCACGTATTACTTCTGCCATACGATGAGCTTTAATAGCAAAGGGGTTACTGCCTGGAGTTGGCCATTCACCAAACTCAATGTAGTCTTCTAGGTACTTGTGCATTCTAGTACCTACGCCTGCAGCTTCTGTAGTTATTTCTCTTGCTTTTGTTTCGCCTACTCTTTTGCGCCAAGCAATAAGGTGTGTCTTGTCTTTAGTGGCGTCTAAGATTGTTGTAACGCTCGCTACAGCGTTTCCATCTGGTGTCGCATACAAACGCTTACCATTTACTTCTTTTCGTGATATAGGCTTATAGCCATATCGATCAATTATTAATGACATGTATTTTAAATTCCGTTATGTGTAATATGGGTCAACAGTACTGTTTTCTTCGTCTTCTGATATGATTTCTGTTACTTCTGGAACATAATGTTTCATCATGTTTTCTATTCCAAATTTAATAGTAGTAGTACTGCCGGCGCAACCTGAACAAGCACCTGCCATTTGTAGTTTTAATTTACCATCGTCGTATGAAATAAAGTTAACAAACCCACCGTGATGACTTACGGCTGGAGCAACTCGTGTTTCCAGTATGTCTTTTATTTGTGTAATGATTTCGTCGTTGGATCTAGTCATATAGTTTTCCTATTTGTTATAGTATACTATACATTTATACGATTGTCAACCAATTATCTACGTGCTTTGGTTGCTCTCTTTGCCATTTTGCTAACAGAACCGGTGCCGTTATCATCCTGTGGTGCTAGTCCTGTTTCTTCTTGTTCTTCAGTATCTAAAGTAACTTTTTCTTGATCAAAGTTTTTAATCATTCTTTGGATACTAGGATTTGAATCGTATACTTGCTTAAAGGAGCCGTAACTAAATTGTTCTGCTCCTGAGTTAGACATTAATTGATTAAGTTTATCGAATGATAAAGTAACTGATTCGCCGGCTAAGTCTGCATCTTGTAGAATGTTTCTTAAGACTAACGCAAGTTTATTAGAAGCATTAGCCTCTGTTACTTTTTTTTTGAAAGAATAGTACCTAACTTTCTGCTTCTTTCTACGCTCTCACGCTTCATACGTCCAGCTTCTTCGTCACCACCTGCGGCAGTTTCGTCTGCACTAAAGTCGTCTTCTACTTCAGCATCTACTTCAGCATCAACATCAACTTCTGCATCAACTGGTGCGTCAGCATCTAGCTCTGCTTCTTCTTCGTCGCCCATTGGTGTTGGCATGTCGCCTTCGCCTGTTAGTAATGTAACACCACCTGTTAGTGCTTCACGTGTACCTTCTAGTGAAGTGTAAAGTGCTTCTAATGATGGTTTAACTAAATTAACAAATGCTTCTGATTTCTCAGAACCCATTTCGTCTCTAATACTATCAGCAAGTTCTAACATTGACTCAGTTTGCATTTCTGCTGTGTCTTCCATCCAACCTGTAACTTTATCTACCATATCTTTGGAAGCCATTACAAGCTCTGCTGATTCTTCAGCACCTTCGGTTACTACTGACTCATCTGTTTTCTTTTTTGCTTCTTTGTCTTTAATGGCTTTTTTCATTGGTTCTTTTTTGTCGCCATCTTTGTCCATATCTAAAAAGTCTGGTTTTGCTTTCTTTTCTTCTAACTCAGTTTCAACAACATCACTACGCTCGCCAATTGCGGCATTCAAAACGTCAAGGAAGAGTTTTGACTTTTGATATTCTTCTGTATGTACTGTGCTGAAACCTTCGTTGGTTTCTACTTGACTAAGACTTGTACGTACTCTATTACGTGCATCTTGAAGTTGTTCTGTTGTGAAAGCGTCGATGTCAATGCGACTACCGAACTTCTTTGCTAGGCTTTCGTTTAACGACTGAGCCGTTATTGGTTTTGAAATTTCTCTAATATTCATGTTCTCTTCCTATTGTTGAACCTGTATAAGTTTGTTATAGTTATTTATCTCAGTAATAGATATAACTATCCAAAAGCTCTTTGGCTTCTCTTGTTTTTGTTGCCGCTAAATCGTACCGTGTTATGGCTACAAATTTGCGAACTTCTTCTTTTGTAGTTTTAATGGTGTGTTTATAAAATACAGCATCATTAAAGTTCCTTGCAATTATATCATCAAGGCGTTCTATTTCTTTAAGATCTCTTGTATCACCAGTAAGTAAAGTTTTTGCAAGTGCTACAGCAGATGTTTTACAAAAGGTGTTTGCTACTTGTTTATTATCTTTAGTATCGTATACTAAAAAGAAGCCTCTTCTGTTTTCACGTACTACGTATCTACCAATCCTTATACTGTTACCTTTCACATAAGGAAAGTAACTTGTATCAAGTTGCTTATTGATTAGATCTTCTAATTCACTTCCTAGTTTTTCTTTAGTAAATTTTATCATTAACCACCACCAGTATAGAACCCTTATTGTACACTTTACTTACTATACTTTTACGTATCAGCCCTTCAATTATGAATTGTTCTCTCTCTGAAAAACTACTGAAGGGTCTAATATCTGTATCCATATATTCTAGAAGTTTCTCTTCTTCATTAGATACGGAAATAGTAAACTCCGATATTAATTGATTCAATTTCATTGTACTAAACCTTGTATAACTGAATCTAATTCTTTTTGTTTGTGTACTGTTTTGATTGGTTCGCCTGGTTTTGGCTTGGGATTGGCTAATGTTACTTCATCGCCCTTAACATCGTCAATCTTAAAGTTTTGAGCTTTTCCACTTTTATCAGGAATTGGTAGATCCATTCCTTTTTTAAGTATGCTCTTTTTTAGTGTGTCTGCATTTTTAGCTGCTATCTTGGCTGCAAGGCCTTTGCCTGCACCTTGAGCACCATCAACAGCCGCGGCTCCTACTTTCTTTGCCGCTGATGCACCGGCTTTGGCTGCTCCTTTTGCAAGACCTGCTGCGCCTTTTGCCGCCATAGCACCCATTGCTCTGGCTGCCATGCCAATTGCTGGAAGAACTTCATCTATCTGTTGTTCTGATAGATTATGATTTTTGATTACGTTTTCTAATGCTTCGTTTTTGAACTCGTCAAATTTCATTTTATCTTCCTTCTTTTTGAAGTTGTACGTTTCTTAGGTTTCATTTTGCTACGATAGTGAACATTTAGTCTTGATAAACGTTGACTTGCAGCACCTGTTGTTCTACGTCTTCCTGTTTTAAACGACATAACAGAACCACGTTTTCTCTTAGTCGTTTTCATTGTTGAAGATTTTTTAACATTACGTGGAGCAGTACAAGTTGACGGACTAGCAACAATCCTACCTTTTCTTGTACCAGAAGTACAACGATATTTACGGACATTTTTACCGTCCTTACGTCCCATAATTTGAACGTATGATTCTTCAATATCTTGTAGCTCTACGTATCTCATCTTCTTGTCATTCTATTTAATCTTTGAACTGCCTTTGAAGCTCTGTTTGTGCGTTTAGTACGTTTTGCTTTACGCATCATTCTTGCTCCTAGTTTAGCTCTAGTCTTTTTCATTTGCATACGCTTCTTCATGTTAGGCGCTGCAAAACATTGTGCTATCTTTGCGACTATTCTCCCATGCCTTTTACCTCCGGAACATCGATACTTGCGTACTACTTTGTTTCCTGAGCGAGCCCAGATTTGTTTCTCATCTAAATCTGTTTCTATTTCGGGTGTGGTTGTAAATTCTCTTAATAACATAACAATGTTATTTATCGAGTTAGGATACGTTTAATAATATAACGACTATTGTTGAAAGTAAACCAGCTACGATTGTGCCGGCTGTTCCGATAAGCACCTTAGTCATTGATTTCTGACCTTCAGTAATATCTTTATGAATATGTTCGACTTTTTCTTCTATTTTAGAAAGACGTCTTTCTAAAACCTCATACCTTTGCTGACACAAGTCAACATGTGCTTCTAGGTTTTCTCTTTCTAAATCTGTGGTCTTTGCCATTTTATTCTTATCTCTCTGTAACACCTACGCTCCGCAGGTTGATTAAGTAAACTCTCGGTTGGCCTTAATGTGTTTTTTAGATGCCTAAAATGGTTGTGTATTTTTGCCTTCAATTGTATTTATTACTACTCGGCCGATTCATTATCTACATACTTAAACGTGATATTTTTAGTCTTCTTGCCTGTAGTATCTAACACACTTGTATTTATCTTAATTGTTTCCATTAGGTCAGTTATTACTGGAATAAGGTGGAAATCATTCTCTAACATATCAAGTGTTAAACCACCATAGTACTCTGTATTAAACCTAAATGTCCATACAGTATGTCTTCCTTTATATGCAGAACCAAAGCCTAAGTCTTCAACCTTATCTACCATTTTACTAGTAACTTCTATAGGTAAGCAATTAACTCTTAAACCAATTGTATTGATAAAAGTATTATAATTTTGTTGCTGATTTAGTTTACGTTTATCAGTACCTCTATGAAGTCCTGTTTCAGTAATGTCAATTAGCGTCTTAATTGCGAACTCTTGCATCATACTGTATTTAAACAGTCAAAAAAAAGCCCACTGTAAAAGTGAGCTTTTTAGTGTGACGCCTGCCCGTGGGCCGTAAGTCACGTTCCTAATGGTAGCTAGGATTACTGTGTAAACGTTAGTGTTACAGCTGATGTTACGCCTGTTGAACCAGCACCGTAGTTAGCACCTGCTGTGATGCCTGCACCTTGTAACAATACTGTTACAACGTTTGTTTCCATGATTACGCCAGCAACTGTGTTGCCTTCGTTTTCAGCTGTTGTGATAGCTGCACGAGCTTCATCATTTGTGATGCTTGATTTAGAAAGAGTTACTACTCTTGTTACCGGTCCTACACCGTTTCCAGCTGTTACAGCTGCGTTTGGATTACTTACTGTTGCCATTTTATATCTCCTATAATTTTAATGGACAAATTCACGCTCCGTGAAGTTGTTATATGTATTTAGTCTTTTGAAAGAAAATACCTTATTTTAGGTACTTTTTGGCTCGATTGTGGGTATTTCTTACCGAAGATACAAAACTTGGGCCTGCTTTTACTATATCATCCAGCATTTTAATGGCTGGTAAGTATGCTTGTACCATTGGTGCCGGAATAGGCTTACCCTGTTTAGCAAGTTCTAAAAACTTCTTAGTTAGTTGTAAATTTTGAGTGCCTACAAAGTATCGATACATCTGTAAGTCTCTGCCTGATGGCACTATGTCTGGAACACTTACTGTTGGTTCGTTGTCAGGTACTCCACCAACTTCTAAGGCTTTGTCAGCGGCTAGTGATTCTAAATATGATATAATATCTGAACTACGTAATTTTGCTCTTGAAGCAATAAGCAATCTTGTTACTAGTTTTTTAATATCAATTTGTTGCATTGAAGATAAATTAAACAGTCCACGTCTTATTGCTTTGTAATCTGTATTAGTAATTCGTAATGCTGATTCTATTTGTATAAATGTCTGTGAAGCATTACGGTTAGTTCCGCTCGATACTGTTGATATATAACGGTTAACTGCCATTGTAGGCAGTGTAGTTGATTTGCGTAATGCTAATGCTGATCCAGGATCTTTAAGTTTGCTAAGGGCATCGTCGTCACCTGTTACAAAATGTATAAAGTTGTATAGGTCAGTACTATTCATTCGAAAATGCTTATAAGAATCATGTGATACAGTCTTCTTAGCATACGCTTGGGCTTGTGGTCTATATGATTTGAACTTATATAATAGTTCTAAAACCAACATAGAAAGATAAAGACGCTCACAACAATCTGTATATGTTAATACTCTTTGATTGTTTGCGTTGCGAGTCATTCTCGCTTCTTGAAGATCTTTAATAAAGTCCAACGTATCCATGTTGATTACTTCACAAACTTATTTTTATGTACAAATGCCAACATAGTTTGTAAGCCTTTTGAAGTTTGAATGTCCTTCATTATTTTTACTTTTACTTGTGGCTTGATGTTTGCACTTAAAACTCTAAGTAGTGCTTCTGCTTCAGCATGTTCAACTCTATGTGTTTTGCCGTCGTCAGTAGTAACTGAACGTACAGGATTTTTAATATCATCATCGTCTGCAGAATCTGATACTTTCATAAGTTGTACTTGCATTGCTTCTTGTTTGAAGTTTGTCATGTCACCATCATCTTTGTCAAGTTCCATACCGTGCTTGTCTAGACCTGGACGATAATCCATATCAAATTCATCTTCTACAAATTCTTTAATTCTCATTTTATGCTCCTTAGCGTTGTACAGCTCTATTGGCTGCTGTGAATGTTGCTCTTGGTACTAATTTAATATCACCTTCCGGGTGGGCTAGTACATATCCCTCACCGCCAGGTTGTCCGTTAATGCTTTGTTTTACTGGAATGTCTTGCTTATCAAGTTGGTTAATGATATCGTCTTTAACTCTCATCATTGTTCCTACTACTTCCCACAGTGCATTAAATCCGTTTTTGTTATCTGTTACATAAGTTGCAATCTTTTTCTTTGCCGCTCCGCTTAACTGGTTTCTGTTTTCAACCCAATCTAAAAAGTCAGCACCAAGATTATCAAGTCCAGTATCTACTTTGCTATTCATATATGCATAAAATACATCAGGCAACTTCTTCAACTTTAATTCAGTAAGTTTGTTTGGATCTAATAAACTATCCATTGCGGCTGCATCTTTTGATATAATTGCTTTTAGTTGTGCTATACCGTCAGTGTCTAGTTTAGGTCCTGCCGCCGCTGTTACTGATGGAAATACTAATAACTCATTGCCTTCAAATGCATTAAACTTTAGAGGTCCTTCTCCACCTTCAGCATCTACTTCTCTGTGTATAACAATGCCTGCTTCGCTTTGGGCAATCTTTTTTCCTAGCTCTGAATCTTGTTTAACTGAATACTCTACTAGTTGTGGTTTAAATTTAAAGTAACCATCTTCAACAGGAGGTGTTGTATAATATAGTAAATCGCCTTTAAAAAATCCTCTGTGGTCTTTAGGTGTTGCGGCTTCAAAGACTGTAAATGCTCGTCCCATCTTACTAGCAAACGCCTGTCTATCTGGATCGTCTGCAAACTTTCCTCCGCTTCTACTTAGAAGTTCTTTTTCAAGTTCTTTTGGACTTTTAGATTGTGCAACTCCGCCCTTTTTAACAAACCCTGATTTGTCTGTGAATATAAATTCTCCATTTTCATCACGGCCAAAAATAACTGCGGGAGATCCGTCCCATTTAACTGTAACGTCTTTGTGTCCGCCTTTTTCAAGATTAATTAAACTTTGTAATACTCTATTAGCACCTTTACTTCCGTCCCAGAAAACAAAATCTTCAGCATGTTGTATACGTGCCGCTTCAACTAAAGTAGTTGCTTCTACATTTACATTTTTAAATTCTACAAATCTCATCTTACTAATACACTCGATAAAGTTTTTATTCTGCTTAGTTGCCTGTCTGCTAAACTTTCTGGCATTTCTAAGTTGTCTCTTGCAAATGCTTCTTTAGCATCTACTATTAAATCTTCATAGTCAGGACGGTTTTTAATTTTAGCATGTATAGTTTCTACACTGTCTAAGTCAGCTCTTTTTGCACCTGCACCTAACATTTTTTCTGCTATTTCATCTGGGTTGGCTGTAATAAGTTCATTGGTTGCTCTATCAAGTAACCCTTTGTTAGCAGACCATTTCATTCCTTGAGCCTTTGCAATACTTGCCATTAATAACATACGATGCATACCTTTGTACGGAGTATCATCTCCTGCACCTCTAAGTGAAAATTGCATAAACTCTGGGTTACCAAACATTAAGTCTGTTTGTACATATCCATTCTTTTCGTCGCCATTTATCGGAGTTTTAAAATGTACGTTAATGCCTGACTTTCTTATCCAGTTCTTAACGTCATCTTGTGGCTTATTTTTTTGTACCCAAGCAGTTAACTTTGCAACTAAGTCGTCTTTACTAACTTCTTCTTGGTTAACAGCAATATCCATGTCCCCACTTGTACTTCTAATACCAGTTGAACCTAGTTTAAAGTCTTTGTGTGGAATTCCTGTAATCTTTTCTAACCATGCAAGAGTTGGATCAACATCTGCACGATTAATTCTTTGTGTTACAGGTACACCATCTTCGCCTTTAAACACATTGCCGCCTTCTTTAAGAATCATTATTTTTACCCTCTATTACTTTTTGTATGCCACGTTTAAATTTTCTAGGATCACCGCTTTTAATTGAATTAATAAATCTTCGTTCAAGTTCTCCAGCCGTTGTTTCGTCATAAGTGTCACTAATTCTATTTAAAAGGTTAATAGAACTTTCAATTATGTTATTGGCTGTTGCGCCTATTAGATGATCGTTGTCATGCGATCGGCCTAAGTTATTAAGCTCTTCTAATATACTTCTAGTTTTCTTTCTCATATTAACATTACTCCGATACAGTATTTAGTGAAATAATTAATAAATATTGTTATACATGAACAGTATTATATTACAGGGGCATTAAATGAAATGTATAAAAGATTTAAATCATCTAGAAAAATCATTGTTATTCGCCAAGTTATCGCAAATAGCATATAATAACATCACCGACGCAAAAAAGCAAGCAAAAGATTTAGGATTCACCACAGTTGAATTTTACGACAAAGACGGGGCGCAAGCATATCGCTTTATGAATAAAGCGGATCTTGTAATTGCATGTCGCGGTACACAACCAACAGAGTTTGGTGACATTAAAGCAGATTTACAGGCACTACCTGTATTAGCAGAAACAGTTTCACGAGTACACAGAGGTTTTAAGAAAGAAGTAGACGATCTTTGGCCAATGGTGGAAGAAGATATTGATCGTAAAGTAAACTTAAAGAAAGATCTTTGGTTCTGCGGACATAGTTTAGGTGCGGCAATGGCTACTATTATGGCTTCAAGAGCGTTATACAACCAAAAACTTAATGACCCAATTGAGTTATTCACGTATGGTTCTCCTAGAGTTGGTTGGCCAGGATATTGTTCTAGCCTAGGTATTAATCATCACAGATGGAAAAATAATAACGATGTTGTTACTAATGTTCCGCCTGCGTTTGTAGGTTATAGACATCACGGTACTGAAAATTATATAAACGCCTATGGTAATTTGAGATCACCAACTGGATGGCAAAGAATTAAAGATAAATTCAGAGGCATCTGGATGGGCTTAAAACAAGGTAAGATTGACAGCTTCTCAGATCACAGCATAGACGAATATATAAAACACATCGAGTCTGCGTTAGCCAAATAAACTACTAACGCTTTCTTCGTTTGACACTCTACGTATTGCTTCGCCTAACAGTGAGGCAACACTTACTTGTCTAGTTTTCTTACAATTCTTTGGGCAACGATTCTTAATTGAGTCTGTTACTACTAATTCTTCTAGTACACTCTTTTCTACCTTTTGACAAGCCTCGCCTGACAATACTCCGTGTGTAATATATGCACGAACTGATAGTGCGCCTGCTTTCATAATTGCATCAGCGGCTTTGCACAATGTACCGCCACTATCAATAATATCGTCAACTAGAATAGCATGTTTACCTTCTACGTCACCAATTAGTGCCATTACTTCTGACTTGCCTGCTTCAGGCCTACGTTTGTCAACAATAGCAATGTCACCGTGGAACATGTCTGCAAACTTACGAGCCCTAACGGCACCGCCTGCATCTGGTGAAACAAAAACTGTTCCTGTTTGTATTACATCAGGATCATCAACTAACCCAATACTACGTTTAATATCTTTTGCAAATACAAGCCTACTTGTTAGATCGTCAACAGGAATATCAAAGAAGCCCTGTATCTGTCCTGCATGTAAATCCATAGTAAGTATTCTGTCTGCACCTGCTGTAACTAATAAGTTAGCAACTAGTTTGGCTGTGATAGGAGTACGACTTGCACTCTTACGATCTTGCCGTGCATAACCAAAGTATGGAATAACTGCTGTAATACGACTAGCACTTGATCTACGTGCCGCATCAATCATTACTAGCAATTCCATTAAACTATCATTTACAGGTGAACAAGTAGGTTGAACAACAAAAACATCTTCACCTCTTACGTTTTCGTCAAACTCAACACTAGTTTCTCCGTCTGCAAATGTCGTAATCTTTGCTGGCACTAATCCGGCAAAACAGTGTTCTGCTATTTCCTTTGCTAATGGTCTATTGGCATTCCCTGCAATAATTTTCATTTTCAAACGTTGTCCCTTTCTAAAATTGTGTTATAAATTTCTTTCCAGTTCTTACATACTGTAATTTCTGAATTCTTATTACCCATGTTGTGTCCATGTTCAACTAGGATAGGTTTAAGTCCTGCTTTAAGTCCTGTTTCACAGTTTTCTGGTTTATCTTCTAACCACCATAGTCCACTGTCTTTCCACTTAGCAAGTGCATCGTCCTTATCAGCCCCAGTATCTAAAAATTTAAATCCTTTAAATGCACTCTTGCCAAATAGTTTACGTAAATTCATTTTACGTAACTCACAAGCATCTTTGTTTTTGCTTAGGCTTGTTACACATATAAAGTCGTAACCATGTTCTTCATGTAAACGTTTTACATAGTACATAGCATCTCTCAAAGGAGGTAGGAAGCCAATACTTGCACTTTCGTTAAACAGTTTAACTAATTTTCTACTTTGATCTTTAGTTATTCCGTAACGTTCTCCAATGTCATACATGAACTGGTATCCTTTTACCTTTTCATGACCATGCTGTTCCATCCAAATAGTAAATGCCCATTCCCAATCAAGAAGTACACCATCTGCGTCTGTTAGTATTGTTTTTCTCACTTTATTCATAATCTCCTCTGTATATGTGTATATTATACATTACTAATATAGTGTTGTCAACCGGTATGTTAGTCAAAAGAAAAGGTCATGTCGTTAAACATAACCTTTAATAGTATTAAAGTCCGTTAGGAACGATAACGTAATGTATTAACAGTACAAGGGCAACACTTGCTCCAAGTCCTATCATCATTTTCATAAAGTCTCTTCCAACTAATGGAAACACACTTTTAAATTTATGCTTGCCTGTAAACTGTGCAATAGCAAGTTCACGTCCAGCTAACATACCAACGAACACCCAAGTTGTTGACATAGGTATATCGTTTAGTTCTTTAAAGAAGTACAAACACATCCAATAGAACAAGTCAATTAACGTTGCACTTCTTACATAACGAGTGTTATGTTTTTCTAGTACAATGTTTTGTATCTTACCGCCTCGTTCTCTAAACATAAAGAACAAGCCTCCTACAAATACAAAACTAATTAACACCATTAGGTCCACAGGTACTTGTCTTGGAAGGAACACTGCAATGTTAGCCATGTCATGTGACAACCAAGTCCACCACAAGCCTCCTGTTGCAAACCACTGTGCTATGCGCCAATAGTTTTTGTTCTTCTCTTGTACTGCTACACCTTCATCAAGTGTTCTACTAACTACATACCATACTCCGTATGCGAACATTGCCGCAATACCATAGCCCATGATGCTCTTCATCAACATCTTTTCTAGCACAAAAGTACTTGCAAAAGCACTCAACACTAGAAAGGATGTTGATACCGGGACACCAAGTCTTGTTAATAACACAAGTATGCCTGGAGCGGCCGCATGGTACCATTGTATTTCTTCCCATGGTATTTTATTAAGTCGACCGTAACTGATGTCTCCACCATTTACACTCCAACCATACCACAAGGTTGCAAGTAATACTGTACTTGCGGCTGCCCATAAAGTTTTGTAGTTGAATCTCTCATTGTTTGATGCCATCCATGTACCGAGAGTCTGTACTGAGTCGTTGGCAATTACAGCGTATGCTGCGAATAGGAACCCTGTAAGGCTCCATAGAGTGAGTGCTTCCATTTTTATTACTCCTTGCTTGACGGCTTTACCCCGTCGCTCACAAACTAGTAAGCGAGATTGCTTACTACTCTTTAACTGTAACATCACCCAATGTTACTGTCAATCAAATATTTAACAAAGATATGATTACAAACAGATTACAAACAGATTAAGTTTGTGTAAAATATATAGGTATGCAGAAAAAGTATAACGGCTATGCAAAAAAAGTGGCGAAAATCAGCGTTTTTGACGTCAAAACAGTTGAAAAAAATTAACTACTATGATAAATAAAAGCGTTACAAAAAGTAATGGAGTAGCAATTACACCATACTAACTTAGGTTGTAACAACACACAGACACTGGGATAGACCGGGGAGTTGAAAGCACTCCTAAATCAGCAATTGACGATGTCCAAAGCGACATTGACGGTGGAAAAGACCACTGACGCCCTGAAAAGACAGGGGGTATTGCTTTCCTCAAGCATCCACAACATTAGATACAGGAGATCACTATGAAAAAGGTGAATAAAGTCCTACGGTATTTGTTTGGATCTAAGACATCCAATCACGACTACCAAGTATGGGCAAAAACAGAATACGGAAGTGACTGGAGATATGCGTACGAATACATGATTACTCATGACGGAAAGGCACCGCCGAGAACACACTTAACAAACCAAAACTTAGAAGGATGGGTATAATGACTACGCAAACAATAAACACTTTTTACTGTGCATTTTGTGCATGGGTTTCAAAAAAGGCAAATAGCCTTTGGGAAAAAACAACGTATACATTAAAGTATGTTGGTACAGCAAGAGCTGCAAGCCAACTGGCTAGTGCTGGATATCACGAAGCAGCAAAGTCTCTTATGATGGACCTTAAAACAATGGAACAAGAGAGGTGGGGCAAATGAGTACACTAGCATTAACATATTGTAATTTTTGCGAATTAGTTAAAAGTTTTTTTAAGACAACTAAAAAAACAATTAAACCTAGCTATGACAAAAAAGTTTATAGCGACCTACAGAGATTAACAGATTATGAGTTACGTGACATAGGTTTATGTCGTGGTGACATTATGCATATTGCCAAAGGTGGTACTGTGTATAGAGGAGGGGCCTAAGTTCGACTTAAGAGTTCCGCTTGTAACAGTAATGGTAACTGTAGTGTTACTTGCTGATGCAGTTGGAGGATTTAGATCAACTTTACCTCGCAAATTTGAGATACAGTATGAAAACAAAATTTAAAGAAATATTAGAAACAGGGCTCTTAACGGTCCTGTTTCTTGGTTCAATTACAGCATTTATTTAATAAGGAAAGAAAATGATTTTAAAAGTCAAAGAGTTCATAAAAGATTGCGGAGGGTATTGCGACATCATCTTAAACTTCGGTTTGTTTGCAATGTGTGCTTCAGTGATGTGGATATCTATCTATCAACTTGCTAACCCAATTTAACTAGCGAGAAAATTGATGAATGGAACATTATGTACCAATAACACTATCAGATAGATTTGCGTATGGATTTACAAAAGCCATGCGTTGGTTTGCTGATACATTTTTTCGTAAACGCTACGGACATAGAGCTGTAGTGTTAGAAACTGTCGCGGCTGTACCTGGTATGGTTGGCGGCATGTGGACTCATTTAAAAAGTCTACGTAAATTGCGTCCTGGATACGGACCAATGATAAGAACACTATTAGCAGAAGCAGAAAATGAACGTATGCATCTTATGACGTTCATTGAGATAGCAAAGCCTAATATATTTGAACGCTATCTAATCCTTTTTGCACAGGCTATTTTCTGGCACATTTATTTTTTAATATTCTTACTAGCCCCTAGAACAGCACATAGAGTCGTTGGATACTTTGAAGAAGAAGCTGTTTACAGTTATACTGAATATCTTAAAGAAGTAGACGAAGGCAGAATAGAAAATGTACCTGCTCCACAGATTGCTATTGACTACTGGAACTTGCCTAGCAATGCTAGACTACGTGAAGTTATAGTTGCTGTTAGAGATGACGAAGCAGGACATAGAGACGTTAATCACCATATCGCCACTACAGGCGAAATCCTGGTTGACAACGACTAAATACTCTGTTACATTAGTAACACTACACACACATACACGAAGGAGATTATTATGAGTACAGTAGAAACCAAGTACGGCGAAACTATCTTAAAACAAACGCAAGAAATTGCAGACATGTTTAAGCAAGCGATGCCTAAAGTAAACACAAATAAAAACGGTTACGAAATCCGCACCAAAGTGCTAGAAATGGCACAAAACAATGTATGGCAAGATTATCATGCCAAACTAGGTGCATACCAAACTTCAGTTGTTAAAGAAGGTGACGAAGTTGTTACCACAGTAAAAATGCCAGACGTTCCTGGTGCTGATGCTGTATTAGAAGCGGCTGAAATGTTTTATGATTTTGTAAACGGTAAGCCAAATAAATAAAATACGAGTAAAAATAAGCAGGACATAGTCCTAAGACAAACATTAAAAGAAAGCAGCCCCTGCGTTAGAAATAGCGTAGGGGTTAATCTTCATATGTATCAATTACACTTTGTGGTGTTGCGTCTACAATAGCTTGTGCTTCTGCTCGTTCGGCATTATCTTGTGTAATTAAAGGATTCTCAACTGTAGATGTTGTAGCAATACCTTCGTCATCGTGAGTTATAACTTCGACAGTAGCTTCAACAGGATCAATTGCGGTAGCTATGATAATATCTCCCATTACATCATCTATTTCGCCAGTCTCATCATTGAATACCTTTTCGCCTGTAGCTTGATTTTCAGTTACTTCTTCACGACCTAGTGCTACTTGGTATTCTGCTAATCTAGCTTTAGCTTGAAGATATGTCCAGTCTGTTACTAGTTCATCAATTTCAGTATATATCTCTTGATTTGTAGGGTAGCCCGACTCTCCGTGCCATTCTATACTACCGTCATCATTAACGTTCATTGACTTTTCCCATCCAGCATTCATAATTGCTTGGGTTAGTACCATAATGTCTATATTTAAAAAATTCATATTATCTCCAATTACCTTTTATGCGAATAGTTTAAAACATATTCTAGTTTTACAAAGTTTGGCGGCTGAGTCTCGTTTACTATGTAGATATCCTCAGTAGTTTTAAACAAACTATAATCAGTGTTATTGGGCGGTCTAAAATACATCATACCTGTTGAATCTCTCCATGATTTAAACATTCCAGATGAAAATCCAGGTGATATTTGAGTAGTACTTGTATAACTACTTTCACCGTAATCTTTATAAGCAGCATAAGATATGTTATTTGAACTATTATTAAAGCATCTAACGTGAGGACCATTAATATCTCTAACATAATTCTTTAACGGATCAAAATTACTTCTCGGTATTACCCAGATACCTGACCATCCCCAAGCATAACCAAGAGTATATCCTATTTCAAACTCTCCACGCAATACTCCATGCATTCTAAATCTTGCATTCGGTCCGTTATTTCCGTTATTCATAGTATAGTATCTTTGATTTCCACTATCTAAAAATGTATGAGTAGAATTAGTTTGACCTACTGTAGTCATACTAGGATAAAAGCCTGTCCAGTACGGAAGCGGAGTTACTTCTAAGTCTGTAATTTTATTCCATTCATCTGAAGTGTCAGACTGGTGTATTTTATTACCAAAGTCACCGGGTTTACGATTAAGATCATTAATCTTTTCTGTTACATTAATTTCTGATTTTGTTACTTTTACGGTCATTGTTTATTCCTCTGCTACTATACCACCTGTTGCACTAATAGCAACTTGAGGTACGTGATCTAAATGGGCTTCTACTCTACTTAATCCTCGAAATACTGATCTACCCCAAGATGATCCTACGTGAAGTAATTTCGTATCTTCGTCGTATGACAATGCTGAGACTGTATTAGAACTACCTACAATAACAGATTTTGCATTTTCCTGGAATAAGTATTTCTCATCGTTATAAATTCTAGCTATCTGTTCATCAGTTGGAATAGTAAGGCTATATCTGAATAATGCTATTGATCCAGCAAATGGTGCTCCTGCTGAACCTAAACTTCCATATCCAGCACCAATCCTTAGTTTATAATCAGTGTCATTAGGTATAGTGCTTACTGCGTTTCCTGCAACAGTTACTGGCATTCTTTTACCATCTAAATAGATATGCCCTGGGCCTCCTGCTGATACGTGAACTACAACTTGATGCCAGTATCCGTTGTTAGCAACAGCTCGGTCAGTACTATTAGTTAGATAGCAATATGGAGCACCTACTCCGTAATCAAAGTAAATGCCATAGTTACTAGTATCATAATAGATTCGCATACTTTCATCAGCGTCTGCGGTACCCCTACAAGCTACGTGCCCTGCTGTGCCGTCATTCTTTGCCCAAAACGTTATTGAATATCCGCCTGTTGCTGCGTTCAGCCCTGCAACATATGGCTGCTCAAGATAGTTACTTGCACTAAACCCACTGTACCCTACAAGGTCAGCACCTGTTGCTACAGCCGTTTTAGTAACTGTGCCCATAGTCGATAATCCAATGTGATCTTGTAGTACTAACGGATTGCCATAATGATTTCCATCACCACCTTCATACAGTTCTAAGCCTGACACAGCGTAGTTAGATGCATCACCGTTGTTTGTAGAAAAACTAAAGTAAATACTTCCACTACGTGTTGCTGTAAACGTAAACGAATTAGCACCGTTTGATGGTGTATATTCTAGTCCATTACCAAAACTTGATGATGTTTGCATAAAGCACCTTGGCATATTTCCACTATTTAATGTCATATTGAAGTATACAGTATATGTCTTTCCAGGGGTAGATACCCAAGTTAAGTTAGCGGCACCATATGCTGTTGTGTTTATAGCTGATGTTATGTCTAATCCAGAAGTAGTAAGTGTTTCATATGGAAAACTTCCATTGTTCGTCCAAGTTTTACCAGCTAGAATATTTGTATTGCCTGAAGATGATATATTAGTGGCATCTGTGCTAGAAAGGGCAACTATCTTAGTATTACCTACAAACCAGCCTGTGTTTTTTGTAGCATCGATATAAGCCATAGCCGAATTTGATGTTTGAGCAGTTTGAGTGCTAGGTTCTTCAGCAATCAAGTTGAGACCGCCAAAGTGATCCTGGCGATGACCAATAGCAATATTATTCTTTTCTAATGCAGCCACTTTTGGCTTGAATGAAGAAATTGATAACCTTGGACTACAACTATCACCGTGATAATATCTACCGTTTAATGAGCTATAAATTGCATTAACGTTGTTTGCACTTACATTTCCTGTGGGTATATCAACTATATGTGTAAGCTGGTTACCTTGATCTTGGTAGCTGGCTTGAATTATTAGTTTGTTATCTTTTGTAAATTTAACAGTGTTCCAGTAATTATATTGGCTGCTAGTACTAACAATATTTCTAACAAACCCAGAATCATCAATAACACTTATGCCGCCATCAGTTGCTAGTGCAATAGTTGGTATTGCTAATCCTGTATCATTATTGATTGGAGCATTAGGTAACACCGTCATTGCTACATCATTAGTAGCTTGATTAACTAAAGTACCAGACTTGATTACCGAACCAGAGCCTGCCTTTTCAGTTGTCCAACTGCCTGAAGTAATATTACGATTAACTATACCATTACTCCACGCCGGTTTAGTTTGAGAGATAGAAGAACCTTGGTGTAAGCCCATAAATTCTGTAATAAAATTTACTTCTGAGCAAGACACATTACCCGTAAAAAACATTATTCCGTTTAATATTTCTATGCCAGGTGTAACTGTGCCATAAATAAGAGTACTGCCATTAAATACCATCCACATCGGCATATCTGGATCATCACCATCATAGATAGTAATCACTTGTCCAGCCCTAACTACAACCACAGCAACAGTTGGAAACTCTCTTCGACTTCCTCTTGTTGCGGTATTTAAAGTTTCTTTATACCATGAAGTGTTCTGAGTTCTTCCCCTCCAAGCACCACCATCACTATCTTTGCGGGTATCGTATACAAAAAGATCAATTGCTGTATCGCTAAGATCTTTATCAATTGCATCTAGCAAGTATTGTTCTGCTATAGCTGTACCGTTAACATCTAATGTTTGACTAGGTGCTGTTGAACCAGTAGCAATACCAACTTTGCCATCT